TAGTAGGAGTTGGATACTGTTGCTCAAATGTCAAAGCAAAACGCTCAAGAAATGCCTCGTTCATCACGTTAGTGCCGATGAATCGACCATCTTCAGAACCTTGTCCCTTAGTGTTAGCTGTGGCAATGATGTTGAATCCTTTAGCAGGTTTTACATAACGACCAGTCTTTTTCAGGAACACACCTTTACCTTCAAGGATGGACTGGAGGCATAGAATTTTGTTGGAAGCAAGGTCAACTTCATCGAGTAGCAGGATTGCTCCTCGTTCGAGTGCTTCAACGACAGGTCCGTTATGCCAAACAGTTGCCCCATCAACAAGACGGAAACCACCAATAAGATCATCTTCATCGGTTTCAATAGTAATGTTTACACGGATCAATTCCCGTTTCAGTTGAGCACACGATTGTTCAACGCTAAATGTCTTACCATTACCGGACTCACCAGTAATAAACACAGGGTAAAAAATATTTGTAGAAATGATTTTTTTCAAATCATAAAAATTTCCAAACGGAACATAATTATTGTCTTTAGCTGGAACAAGATTCTGTTCATCACGAACTGGAATATCATCAGAAGCAAAAGCACGTTCCAGTTCTTCTACAGAAAGATTCCACTTGCCACGAGAAACTTTGTTCTGTTCAAGTGCTTTAGTTACAGTTGGATAAGAAACATTAAAAACTTCGGTAGCAGCATGAACTGCTTCAGTACCAAATTCATCACCAAAGCTTTTTTTAATAAATTCTTTAAGAGCAGTTTCGCTGAATTGGAAGGACATTTGATCTCCTGTGTTGATGTAGTTAGTATAGAGCAAGATTGGTAGATGTCCCCTGTGAAGGGGACGGTTTATTAACTGACTAGTTCAGTAAACTGAGACAGCATTTTTTTATTGGTTGTTTTCGACTTCATTTTTTTACGGAATTGAGATGCCACATTTCGAATGCTAACAGATTCACATGAAGTTTTATCAAGATCAACTTCTTTTTCTCCTTTCATCATGTTGGCAAGAATAGTAAACAACGTATCATAACCAACATTTTCTTTAAAAGAAAAACAGTTATCTTTTTTAAATTGTTTTCTATAATCTGCCCAAGTGTCAGAATGCTTTCCAAAATATGTATGATTTGGATTAACATATCTAAGAAAATTAGAAAACTCATACATGTTTATAACTCTAAATCCAATAAAATTAACTTCAGGAAATTTAAATTTTAAATCTTCTATTAGAATAGTAGTAAAGCTTGAGTTAGATTCGTTTTCATTTACTCCACGATAAACTCTGCCAGTTTTACGATCACGAAGACAAAAATTATTACGAATACGTTTCCTAAGAAATTCACCTTGGTAAACTTGACTGTATTCATCTGAATTATAAGTCATCCAATTAGAAACTCCATCAGTAAGAGTGATAACGTTCGTTTTTGACAACGAGTGTTGACGTTTGAACTGTGGGATGATTTTATGAAGGCACATAAGAGATTCATTAAGAGGAGTTCCTCCAAGATCAAGACCCGTAGGAACATGTCCATATATACGCCTAGAACTATCAAGTACATTTCCAAGAAACCAAAGATTTTCAATAGAAGATTTAAATTCTGAATTTGTACTCTTTGAAGAAACAAAATTTAGAAGAGAAAACTTTGGAGATATAAAAATAGTATTTGGTTTAAAAGAAGTTCTGTCTTCCAAATCTCCAATTACTTCTGTACAATAATATTGATCAGAGAAACCGTATACTTCAAAAGGAATCTGAACTTTTTTACAGAACCACAACAATTTAATAAGTTGTTTTACTGTATCCCTCATGTGGTGGTACATAGACCCAGACCAATCAAGAAGAAAAATCATTCCATGATTTTTTCCCTCAGGAATAACAGAAATTTTCTTAAAGATATTATCATTATACTTGTAAGTATGGAGTTTGTTTGTATCAATAACTCCAGTACGAGAAATCGTACCACGATGATAAGCATCGGCAGATTTTTTCATCTCAAATTCTTTTACAAGATAATTAACTTCTTTAGATACAAAATTTCTATAATCATTAAGACTTGAAATTACCTGATCTCTAGGGAAAAAACCGTCATCAGTTTCAAACACTTCTAGAATTTTTTTGTAGGAAACAATTCGTTTGTTTACATCAAATTCTGGAATAGAGGCATAGACCGGATTGCTACCAAGTGGATCATTAAGATCAGAAATTTTATCTTCAAAATTTTTCTGTGTTTTGGATTCTTCTCCATCGCTGATAGAACAACCACTGGAATTAGCACCTCCAGATGAATCTGAATTTGCTTCATCTTCTTTTTCAGATAATTTATCAGAATTTCCTTCTACTTGATTGTCACCTTCCATCTGAGAACTTTCTTGTAGTGAACTATTAGAAGAATTACCAAGTTCATCTAGGTCCATGTTAGAAACATGTTCTTGGATCGTATCTGGCGTTTGATTTTCCTTCAAAAACAATACAATTTTTTTACAAACATCAATCACTTCCTCAAAAGACTCAACATTTTCAATCATAGGAATGAAATGATATTCATTTTTTTCAAAAGGAATGTTAATATAATTACCAATTTTAAATTGTAGATTAATACGATCAATCAAAGACATTTTTGAAATGTCTTCATCTTTAATACCAAAGAAATCATTATGACTAAGTTCTTTATATCCGTAATAAAAAGATCGAGCAAGACCAGCATATTTACGCTTCATGAGTTTCTCAATACGAGCGTCTTCAACAACGTTCACATAATCTTTAGGAATTTCTTCCTTCAAACTATCACGCCAATCTTCCACAGGAGTGAAGAGAGCATGACCCACCTCATGACCCACCAGCATATCGTATACGGTGCTAGAAGCACGTTCCCACAGAGGAAGAGTAAGAATACGGTCAATTACGTTAAACGACGCTGTAGAGACTTTTTTATGTTCAACCATAAGGTTTTCGGCAGCAAGCAATCGAGCAAGATTTCCTTTAACTTCTTTGTTGATGGCGTACATAGACTTCGTTTGATTTGATCTAAGTATATGTCATAAAAAAGGAGGGGTCTACCCCTCCTGTGCCAGTTCGTAAGTTGTCTCTTTGACGTAACTGAAATTTTTTATCTTCTCACATTTCCATGTAGTATTAAATTTATCTTCGATTCCTTCCTTATGACTAATTACAAATACGTTTGTACTGCTATCAAAGTTACGAAGAATCCATCCTAGATCAGATGTACCAGACTGATCAAGAGATCCATCAAAGATCTCATCTAATATGAGGAGGTTAGTATCCACGCTATTCTTAAGTTTAGCAATACTACGCCAAGTGAGCAAAAGAGCGATATCAATACGAGCTTTCTCTCCTTCACTGAAAGATTCATAAGAAAAGACATCTCTATATCTTGATTTGATTGTTTCTTCAAAACTTTCATTTAAAGTAAAGTTGACATAAAAATCCATGTTCTGTAGATAATCATTAATCAACTCATTCATAATCGGTAGATACCTTTTAATGATTCGTGTCTTAATGCCGTTATCTTTTAATAGTATAGCAGCAGTTTGTAGACACTCACGTTCATTCTTAATATTACTTAATTTTTTCTTTAGAATTTCATGTTCACTTTTAAATTCTTCAAGTTTTGTACTCGCTTCAGTTTCATTTTTTGATTGTTTGTATAGGGTTTCGACTTCAGTATAAAGGTTTTTAACTTGCTTTTGAATTCTAGTAATTGAAGAATCCGATAAAGAAATTTTAGCATTAAAATCATCAATCTGTTTAATTAAAGAATTTACTTGTTGTTGTCTTTGTTCTTCTTCTTGTATTTTAATAGATATTTCAGACAACGCTTCATCGTATTTTTTAATTAAATTTTCAAAATGTGTAATGTGAGTATGTTTTAAACTTTGATCTATCTTTTGTTTACACGTAGGACATTCATCATTGGTAGAGAAAAAATCAATTTTATTTTTTTGATCTAAGGATTTATTTTCCATCTTCCCTTTAAGTTTATTGAGTTCGTTCAAAGGAATGTACTCAGAAACTTTAGAAAGTTGATCAACCAACTTTACTCTATCTTCTATAAAAGATTTCTTTTCTTCAGCAAAAGATTCTTCTTCCAAAAGTAAAGAGTCTATCTTTTCTTTTTTTGAATCTATGTTTTCGCCGTTTCTCTTTTCTAGTTCATCAATAAAATCTTTTTGCATTTGAATTTTTTCTTCGATCATATCAATTTGATAGTCATGTTCTTTAATACTATCAACAATAGTCTTGATCTTTTCTTTTAGATTTTGATTCATCAAAGAAAAAATTTGAATATCTAAAATGTCTTCAATAATTTCTCTACGAGATGCTACAGGTAATCTCATAAAAGGAACGAATGTACTACTTCCAAGTACAACAATTTGAGTAAATGATTTATAGTTCATCTTGAGAATAGTCTGCTCAAGATATTTTTGATACTCTGCTGTTGTTGAATCTTGATCTAGAAGGACATCATTCTGCCACACTTCAAATAAAGCAGGTTTAATTCCACGTACAACTTTAAATCTATTTTTGTTTGATTCAAATTCAATCTCAACCACACAGTCTCTTTCATTGATACTGTTTACCAACATTGGTTTATTGATTTTTCTGAAAGGTTTACCAAACAAAGAAAAGGTAAGAGCATCTAAAATTGTACTCTTACCTGCTCCATTTTCTCCAACAATAAGATTAGTTTTTGCTGTACATAAATTAATTGATGTAAATTGATTTCCTGTGCTTAGGAAGTTTTTCCATTTCAAAGTTTTAAATGTAATCATTCAAGATCTTCCGGGGGAATCACAAAATCGTCTTCGGTAATTATAGCATACTTTTGATCTCTTTGGACACAAGCAGTAACTATTACATTTTCTGGAACTTCTACGATTTGTAGCGAGTACCTAGGAGCATTGTCTTCTAATTGAATTTGATATCTTTCAGCATCATCAACACACTCAAATATAGGAATGATATGATCCCCACCATCAGCAAGAACAGAAAAAACTCCTTCAGGTTGATCTTTAAGTGTGAGAATAAACATCATACTACTTCACAACTTTCAATATATAGGGATCTCATAACGTCTTTTAATTGTGATTTGTTTACGGTCATTTCAACTTCATCAATATATTCATTTAAAAGTGATAGGGTATCGGTAACTTCTAAATTAATATCTACATCCGTGTTTATTTTTTTGTCCACAAAATTTTCAATAATTTTTAAATCATGTATTCCAACTTGGTACAAATTGTCAACAAATTTTTCAAACTTAAAGTAATCTGATTTTTTCTCAACAATCAATTTAATAAAAGTATTTTTATACTCTTCAAAATTACATTCTAAATCTTTTGTGTCATCATAATAAATTTTAGTAAAAATTTCATATGGATTTTTTACAAACTTTAATTTGTTAGTCATTGGTTCATACAAATGAAATCCTCTTGGATCTTTGTAATCATTCCAAAACATCTGATAAGGATTACCAAGATAAGTAATATTTCCTCTAGATGATCTGTGATGAAAATGACCAGAAAAAACTTGCTTGAATTTAGAAAAGATTTCTGGATCCATTCCACCTTCGTGTAGCATACCAGGGGTAACTTCAAACCCATTTAATTCAAGATGACCCATAGCAATTTTTGCTGTGGTGGTTTTAATAAACTCCATCGTTTTGTCATAATTACCAGCATTAATCCAAGGGATCATGGCAATAGGAGTTTGTTCAATATACACAACGTCGGGTTTATCGTAAATCAATACGTTATTGTATTGTGATACAAGAAGACCTGGGGAGTTTACATCATTTGTGTTTTTATAATAAGTATCATGATTACCTAAAATCATATGTACTTCTATACCATATTGATTTAACTTGTCAAAGTAATATTCTTTTACTCTCTGCCAAACATTAAAATCAATTGATTTACGATTATCAAACGTATCACCTAGATCAATAACAGTAGTAATACCTTTCTTTTCTAATGTAGGAAAAAATATTTCATCATAAAATTTTTTAAAGTATTCCCAAAATACAATGTTTCCTTTTCTTCCGTCTAAGTGTTGATCTGTAATGAGAGCAATTGTCATCGTTTGTTTTTAATCTCTAAGGTTTCTTTAATCCCTGTCATATCAGAATAACTTTGATTCATGCCAGACATGTCACCATCAAACTGTTCTGTGTACATAACATGATCGTATCCTGTTCTCTCAATCATTCTTGTTTTGATTTCCATTTGTTTCTTTTCTTTAGCAATTCTTCTTAAGAAAGCAAAATAGATAACCTGAGTAAAATAAGCAAATGGGTTAGAAGATTTTTCTGGATCAAACCTATCAATATATTGAACACAATTTTCTACACCATCAGAAATCATGTCATCTCTATACATGTAGTTAACAAAGTTTGGTTTGTAGGATAAATGTGTAGCAATTTTTAAAAAACATTCTCCAATGTAATTTGTAACTATAGGTTTACTTAAACCTTTTTCTTTAGCAATTCTAACACGTCTACGGTATTCAACAATAGCTTCAAAGAACTCTTTATTACAAACGTAGTATTCTGTTTTTTTCTTTGCCATTGTTATCTTTTACTCATATAATAATTATATACTATGTTCTTTAATATGTCAAGCACTTGACAAAACCTCAGAAACTCAGTAGAATAACTCTGTAAGGGTTCATGAGAAATACTATAGCTTAATAACTAAGATATACTAAGATTTTTTATAGATGTCTTCTAAGATTTCTTTTGTTTTTTGAATAGATCCTAAGTATCCCATTCGTTTGCTGAAGTTGTTTGGGTTTACTTTGATAGGATCTTCATCGTATGTACCCATGTCATAATTTTTAGTTATATTATTGACATAAAATTCTACAATATTATCTTCTGCTTCAGTCATTGTAATTACATGGTCCATACGAATGACTAGCATATCTTCATATGTAGATGTAATCCATTCCTTTAAAACAAATCCTTCAACTAACTTTCCTTGTTTTTTCTGTATGTGTTTTTCAACCAACATTGGATTGTCTAATAATAAAGAATCTTCTTCTGGTAGATAGCAAACTTTAGATATAAGTTCTTCTCCAGAAGTTAATTTTATTGTTGAATAAAACTCTTCTTCCATCATTTTAATTTTACCTTTATTAGTTCGTATTTAAAATTTTCATCTTGATACATTTTAACTCTTTCATACAAATGTCTCAAAGTGTAATTTTCGTAATGATCGGAACAAATACTATCAGCAATATCATAAAGAGTTGCCATTTTTTTCCCATTTCCTTTACGAAGTCCCCTTCCTATTGACTGTAAATTTCTAACCCTAGATTTAGAAGGACTAGCAAATACTATATTGTGTAATTTTTTAATATTAATTCCTGTAGAAAATGTTCCGTATGAAGCAACAATTACAGCATTTTCTTCTTGTTCAGTGAGTTCTCTTACCAATTCTCTTTCATCAGTATCAACAGAACCGTGTACAAAAAATACTTTACGGTTTTTATCGACAGAATTATTTATTAATTCATACAACACCTCACCATGTTTTTCAACATAGTTAAACAACACTAAAGTATTACCATTTAAATCTGTAACTAGTTTAGTAATAAGTTGATTTCTTTTTTCGTGTTGTACAATGTAATCAATTTCATCTTGGTATGTATTAAATTGTTTAAACTCATGCTTACATAAAAGGATTTTAATTCTTAAATTAGAAAGATATCCTTTTTGAATTAAGTCATCTGTTTTTGTAACCTTCTCACAATAACCAAATAAACCTTCTAAAATCCATTTATGTGTTTTAGATCCATCAAGTGTTCCTGTAAATCCAAAACGATATTTGGCATTGTGACACTTCTCCATAATACCAGTTAGACTTTTTGATTTAAATAAATGTGCTTCATCACCGATAACACAGTCAATGTCATCAAAGTATCTTTTGGGGAACTTGTATATAGACTGCCAGGTGGTGACAATAACTGGTTTATTTGAATTCTTATCTTGGCCGGAATATATCTTATGGCAGTAGTGGTCTGCATTCCATCCATAGTCTTTAAAATCTTTAGTGATCTGCTCTACAAGAGAAGTTGTTGGAACAATAATTAAAATCTTTTTGTTTGCTTTTTCATAATACCTTACCAAAGAATAAATCATTAAAGATTTACCTGATCCTGTAGGAGACAAGAACAATCCTCTATTATTTTTTAATGCTTTGTATACAGTATAGTATTGATAATCTCTTGCTTGAATATTTGAAATAGAATCAACAAAAGACTTTACTGCTGGTGGAGAAATAAATTCATTGTAATCATTTACATCACCATACCATTTATTGTCTTCTGTAATAAGATTATATTGTTTTTCTTTTGCCCATTCCTTTAAATGATTGAACAAACCAACATACAATTGTCCTGTAGCGGGTGAGTATAATCTGATTGTTCCGTCCCAATATTTAAATCTTGGTTGTCTTTTTAAAAATTTTGCTTCAGGTAACTCAAAAGAAAAGTAATCTGCTAGTTCATGATGTGTTGATGGTTCTGCTTGAATAGTCAAATAAACTTCATTCTTTTTAGTTACAATAATTCTGGACATTAATTTTCACCATTAATAAATTTTTCCCATTCAATAGCAGACTTAATTTGATATCCTCTGTTTGAAATTTGTTTCATAACTTGATCTAAAAAGAATATAATATCTTCTACATATCCTATTTTAGATTGTAAATTAATTATATCTTCATCTGCTTCCATGTAGACTTTCATTTTCTCAGCAGTTTTAATAGAATGAGGAAACGGTTTTTCCGCTGATCCATCGTAATACTGTCTCTTTTCTTTTGTTAATCTACGTAATTGTATATCTAAACTTTTTCTTATATGTTGAAAATCTAGATAGTAATTTAAATATTTGTTGTGAGCAAAAGGAATTTCTAATGCTAGAGCTCCAAGATCTGTAGAATATTGTTTGTCTTTAAATTCATGATCAACTCTGCTATCTTCACTCCACTCTGATTTAATTTTTTCAAATGTTTTAACAATAGTATCAAACTTCATAATTTACGGGTTGGAAATTTTCATCACGAATGTTAACACCAAAGTATCTAAATGATACTTGTGCTATAAAATATTCAATGTTCTCTACAGAGGCATCGAATTCAATGGGAGACAATCTGTAGGGAAAAATATAATCAAAGTCAATAAAAAACTTTGGGTTATAATTTGAAGAC